GTTCCAGCCTTGCTGGTGTGTGAATGTCCTTTCCGAAGAATATACGGGAGTATCAACATAGTTTAGCCACTTAAGGCGGACTATGCCCTAGAGCCTTCCTCGAATGCCGGGAGTCAAGCGTAAGTCAACCTAACCATTGGTAATACTAAGTACCATTGAAGTATTAAGTAATACTTAACAGCTCAAAAGAAAACACCCTCGGCAGGGTTTTAATCTACCGAGGGTGCGAACCCAAACTATGAAACGATGATAAACGAAACAAAACACCTACCGAAGCAGGTTCGAGAAATGCTTAGACTATTCTAGCGGGTTTGTCAAGCTAAGACTGAGAGTAGCTCATCCAGCGTAGAGATGCTTCCTGCGAGCTTCATCACATCATTCGATGATTCTGCTTGGCGGAAATCTCCAAAGAACTTTTCGCGTTCGTCGCGGATGAACTGGAGGATAGCGGCATATTCCTCACGGTCACGGAGGGCTTCTACAGCGGTCTGGATGGTTGGTTTCGGTATCGGTGTCATAGTTTACTTGCGCTTCTCTGCGCGTTTGATCTTGCGTTTCTGCTTGAGCATTTCCTTGGTAGGCTTCTTTCCAGAACCTGCGGCAGCACGGATATTGTCGTATAGCCCACGCTTGGACATAGAGCCATCCTTGCGTTTAAGCATCTTGGTTTTCATGGCTTACTTGCGTTTAACGGTCTTTTTAGGCGCACGGCTCATCTTGAGCTCAATCTCGACATACCCTTTGCCTTTGCCTTTACCTTTACGCTCCATCTTTTCGTGGCCGCAGCCACATGATTTACCTTTTTTCATAAGTTATCCTTGTTGCATGTTCTGCGTTATGATTCCACCCATGTTTGCACCCTGGGTTCCAATGCGACCTATCTCAGCATTCTGAGCTTGTTGCATCATAAATTCATATTGACCGGCGTATTTCTGAAGTCGTGCCGCAAACGCCTCGTCCTGCTGTGCGCGTTGCATGATGTCTGGTTGCTGGACATACGCTTGGATCATCTGCATTGCCATCTGTGCGCCATTAGGCTGGGCGGGAACTTCGATGCCAGCGAAGATCTTAGCAAGGTCATCCGTGACATTCTTGGCGACCTTCTGCTGCGCCTCTTCTGCTGGCTGTAGAACATAGTCAGCAAAGATCGGATTGATGCTAGATGCCGTAAACTCAAGTAGCTTATTCACATCCATGATGCCGTTGCGGTCGAGTTGCACCAATGACACCATGTTCTTGAGCTGCGTTTCGGCAGTCTCTGGATCATTCGATTGTGAGTCGAAGTTGACCACGATAGAGAAGTTCTCGTCAGCCGAACCCTTGGTCATCACCTGCGGATTTGGATTGCCAGTCACTTGGAAAAACACCTCGTCTGGCCCCATGCGCTGATACAGCTTCCACGCCATGTTCAGCACATCGCGGACATGATCCAAGAACTTGGACACCACGAATTGCTGGCGTGAAGCGGAGATTGGGTTGGACATATCAAGACCAACGGCACGATCTGCCTGCGCGGTCATGGATACCTCAACCTCAATAGAGCCATTGTCGGCTGGAGGCGGTGGCCCCCATTGGATCTCACCAAGGCGACGATACGGAACCCTTACACCTGGCCCCCAATCAGAGGGCGGACGACCAGCCGGGTGCAACAATGGAGGGAGAGTAGCCAGAGAAGCACGATCAATACGAGAATCACGCTCGGTCTTGATTTGCATCTGCGCTCCACGGAGGATGTCCGAGAAGGTCTGGGTTTCGTACATGCGCTTCTGGTCGTTCGATAGGCGCGTAACCACAAAGGGGTAGTCGTCATAGCCGTTAAGGAGTTCGTGTTTGGCGAAGCCTTCTGTGGTTGGATGGAAGACCGTGCAATAGATACCCTCAGAACCATCCTCTTCGTCGATCAGACGCTGGTAGCCATACACCACCATCACAAGGTCGTTATCATCTGTGATGGGAAGGCGGTCGATTGTCTTGAGCTTCTCGCCGTCGAGGTACATGCTGTCCTTACCACGGAGTCGCTCGATAGCATTCTCAACCCAATCCGCATCCCAGCCTTCGGAGACAACCTTCTTCTCAAGTTCTTGGGCGGTAAGGAATGTTCTCCAGAAAACATACGGAGCGCGTTGAGGATCAGTCACATACGATGGGAAAAGAACCTCGCCATCGGGGGCGCATGAGTAAACTACTGGGCAATCTACCGATGTACGAGGAACAGAGACTTCAGCCAGACCCTTTTTACGAAGATCCATAATGGCTTTCTTGGCGCGTTTATCAGAGAGGTCGGGGAATGCAGTCTGCAACATACCGAACACCATCTCGTCATCAGCACCACTAACAATAAGTTCCGCTAGATCGGGGGAGACTTGTGCGATTTCCTCGATGGATACCTGTTGCAAATATGTCCTTTTTTCACGCTTCCATCCGACATATGACACCATCAACCCCTTCTCTAGCAGATAATTAGCACCCAACTCCATCTGTTGACGGAAGTTTGGGATATAAGATGAACGCATCCATTTGAGGAATCCAGACACCATTGAAGCCCGTGGCATAGATGCCATCGAAGTTGGGAACGCCTTGATGTGGGAACGCTGCAACGCTTGGTCTAGGATAGCCACAAATGCGTCGATACGCTCCCCAACAACATTGACCTCGATATCACTAGCTCCCTGCCAAGGAAAGGCGTTTGCGGCCTGTTTACGGAGGTCGTCAGACTTACCTGGCCAAAGGTTGCGGCGGTCATCGTATGAGCGCAAGCAAGCCTCAAAGTACTCCTCCAAGTCAATAAGGCAATTGTCGTAGGCATCAGCCAACGCCATGACATTAGGGCCGTCCTCGGCGTAGATCATCGACTCTTCTTGCTCTTCTGTTGGTGCGCTCATGATGGCATGTATTCGTAGAACTGCTCGCCTACTTCGGGGCGTATCATAACAACTTTTATGGGTTTGCCAACTAGTTTGTGCGATACCCTAGGTGGAGCCTTAACTGGGACTGCCTCACCATCCATGCGAACCATTACCCAATTCGGGTTTGGGCATGTTCTGATGACTAGATAGTCACCCTCGTAGGTGGTGTCATCTTGAGGTTCCACGGGAGAATCAAGGGTTTCTGGCTTAGCTTTTGGTGGGCGACCACGCTTTGCTGCTTTCTTAGTTGGTGCTGTTTTCATGGTTTAGTTTAGATTTCATGTACTTAATAGCGTGTTCAAGGGTTTCAAGCTCCTCGGTAAGTCTAGGGGTTTTCCCATATTCTTCCATTTTTGCCCTCTTAAGATACGCTTCTTTTAGGCAATCGATGATAAGTTCCTCGGCAACTATTGGTTTGTTTTGAGTCTTCATAGCTTGTTAGTAGCCTCCGGCTCCCTGTCTTGTAGCAAGATTTCTGGTTTCGTCAACATGATCTATGCCAGCAATAGCGGCGTAACGCGCGCAATCGATTGGATCTTTGTGTGCTTCTTTTAACCCACCCTCACCAGTATATTCAGCTAACGCTTGAATCAAATTCTCGCACTCATTACTGACATAAAAATGCGGTCGATTAACGGAATCTGCAGGCCTAGTGGTGTCCCATGACATCTTGCCAATAAGTGCCTGCAGCCCATCGTCGATGTCTAAGCCAGGTGCTGGAATACAAACCATGCCTGCGTCATTCAAATCCTCGATAATGCTCGATGCCCCATCCGCAGACTGGTACTTTGCCGCTCCAAGCCGAGGGTCAATCAGCCTCTCAAAGATCTTCTCATCACCTTCAAGTTCGGCAATCAAGTCTATGTAGTCACGGATACCAAAGCCCTGTCCTTTAGCTCCCGGCCCCGGCATCCACTTGCCTCCCTTCCATTCAGCCCAGTCACCTACATCGACACCCGGCCACTCACGGTAAACCCAAAATGTCCCAGACGCATCAACAGCAATCCAAAGCATAAACCAATTCTTTGAACCCGCTGGGTCAATAATCTGATAGCGAGTAACATTCGTAGTTGGGATCTCTGATGGCTGGACAACATTGACTTCTTTGTTGAACTTAGGAAATTTGGTGGCGTGGGACTTAACTGGAACCCCGTACGCGCGAATCAGAATCTCCTCCCTTGGCCTCCCCACCAGTGTCTCCTTGATTCGCTCGTAGCCACCGAAAGGGTTGTCTTTGCTGTGGAAGTAATGGACGCTGGCATTGCGCTTTTTACTCCGTTGGACATATGGGACAAGTTCACCGTTGAGCAACTCAGCCTCCACGCTCTGGACGCTTGCCGCCCCATCTAAGTATTCCTTAATCACCTCAGTCCACCCGTCAATCGGGGTGAATGTCACCAGCATCTTGGAGTTTCGGGTAGCGAGACGGAATCGCAGGGTGTCAATAAGTTCGTTACCAAGAAGGTATTCGTCCAACCATACGCCAATGTTGTGCCACTGAGGGTCACGGCTACCAAGCTCCGCGCCTTCTAGGATAGTTGGGTTGTTCTGATACTGAGAGTAAGTCTTAAAGATGATTTGCGAAGCATTAGGCAAGATCAACGAGTTATCCGTAAACCCGTTCTTCTTCGTGTACGAGATGTAGGCATTAGCCGAGGTTTGCTTTGTCCTCATCTCATGCGGCAACCAGTTCCATACTGCGCTTTGTTGCTGGCGGATGCTAACCTCCGAGGTCTGGGCAAAACAAAAGATCTCTGATTTTGGGTTTTCGATGGCGGCTTTGACCACGCAGTAAGAACCCCACGCAGTCTTGCCTGAGTTGTGCGACAATACTCCACCAATAAAGTAGTTATTGTAAATTGGCACATGAAAGTCCCAAACATCCTGCACATAATTGTCTCTAGAAACGGCAATGACAACAAGTTCCATTGCGTCTGGCGATACTAGCTTGCTCCCTTCAAATTCTATTGAGCTGGCTGGAATCCACCCGCGATGGTAGCAGAAGAACTGGTGGTTGGCGGTACAGGATATTTTCGTTCCGTCCGAAAACTCAAAGTGAAGCATGGCTTCTTCCTTATCTTTTTTGAGCGGCTTGCAAGCTAACGCTACGACAAAGTTAGATGCAGATTCGTCCCACGCCCATACATGGAAACTGCTTGGGATATCTTTTACCTTGTAATGTTTTCCAGCAATAGGGTCGAAGATCTCTTGATGTCCAGCAAGACAACGATTTCCCCCGAGTGCCAGAACCTCAGAGACTTGCGCTAGTTGCTCTTCAGCTTTTTCCCAATGCGGAAGCCTAAATCCGTAGCGGAATGGGTCTTTCTCAGCGTTCTCGATGGCCTCATGGTAGATTCGATGAAGCTCAATGAGATCATCTGGCTCCATCAAGGCTACCTCGTCATCGCTGGGAGGCTGAAGGATTGGATGTTTGCGCCACTGCATTACTCTACAATTTCAGCTTCTACCGCTTGTGCTTTGACTTTATTGGCAATCCTAGACTTGGCTTCCGCGATCATCTTAGCCGCATCATCAATAGACGGCCCCTTGCGATGCTCGACAATAGTACTCGCCATGCCCGAAAGCTGTCCAGCCTTATCGGTCATAATGCCAATAGTCAACGCCAATCGGTCTGGGGAGATTGCCTTAAGCTGGTCTGGATCACGGCTCAGTTGCTCTGCCTTCTCGAACAAGAGGTCGGTGTACTCAGCCGCAGCAATGGCGTAGCGTTTGGAGAACTCCTTACGCTTTGACTCCAGCGTATCGTTATGCCTCCATTCCAACGCACGAACAGTCTCATGCGTCACCCTACACTTCTTGGCAATAGCATTGATACGCCCACCCTGTGCCAGCATCCAGAGGATCTGCGCCGCCACATTCGGATTGTAGTTCTCGATAGTGTTCCGAGGGAATTGCTTAGCCCTTTCCTTGACCTCAAGGAAGAACTCTTTCATCGCCTCTTTACTATCAATCGCTGATAGGTCTTCGTCGCTCATTTGGTCTTCTTGCCGTTTTTAACCTTAACGGCCCCAGAGTGCAACTCTTTTTTGAGCTTATTCTGTTGCGTCGAGGAAAGCGGAGAACCCTTACTGAGTAGATAGCCTACTTGCTTTTTGCTCTTTTTTTTCATTTGCGTGGTGCTTATCGTTCACGAAATGGTCGCTCAACACCAAATTGCTCTCGGTATTCAAGAGTTTCCTTTGGAATTGTTCCCATTATTTTACCAAGTTCAGCAGACCATTCTGGATCGTACTTTCCAGTTTGAGTTAAGGCTTGAATCCCCTGCGATGTAGCAAGAACGCCGTTAACAATACCTTGAGTATATTGCTCCATTTGCTCTGGAGTAAGCTCTTTGCGCCCAATATCTTTTAAGTATTTCTTAAATGGCTTTCCGTTCTGCACTCGATAGGCCGCAGCCGCAAATCTATCCTTAAACGGGCGAATATATGTCATTGGGTTAATGTAGGCTTTAATCCCCCCCTCGTTAATTACTGCGCCAGCTGGACGAGCCTCGGTCGGAATTGACGGTTTCTTTACCAAGTCCATCATCCTTGAAGCAGCTAAAATATCATCAGTAAATTCATCACCAACAACCGCACGCATATTTGCAACAATGGACGGGCTTTCAGCAGCATCTTTTAAGAATTGATTTGCATTCCAAAGGTTGGCATCCCCAAACTTTGCAGATTGATCCGCTGGGTATCTCCCAAAAAAGTGCTCAATGAAATCACCTCGGAGCATCTCTTGGTCTTTAGGGCCAAACTTAGACAACGCCTTTCTAACCATATCTGGTTTAGCGGCCCACATTGCGGCTGGAAACTCGCCCCGTTCAATCGCCTCTCTGTGACCATTCATAGCCCCGTTAAGAAGCGCATTGTTCTTAAATTCGTCGAGTTTTTTTGTTGTTTCTCCTTTTTTTACGATCAGACCAATTATATTGTTAACTGAATCATTGCTCAATGTACCAATAAGCTCATTTATATCGTTGATGTCTATCTTACTGGGGTCTATTTTAGACCTCTCTATGGATTTCTTTAGCCCCTCTAGCTTTTGAACCATTCTTTGACCATAAACCCCATTAGGTTTTCCATCTCTGCTAAATCCAAACAACTTAGATACAATCTCTTCATCGAAATCAAAATCGTTAGAAAAGCCTTTTTTATTTCCTGCTATACCAATCTTCTCTAAATATGATTGCTGCAGCGTTAATGCCATTTGATAGCCGCTTTTCGGATCTGCCAATGACACAGCCTTTATTACATCATCCGCTATCCTTGGGTCAGAAAGAATGGTTTCGGTAATCTGACTGCCGGTCATGTCTGAACGACCAAGAGTCTCTCTAAGAATAGATCCTAGTTGTTGCTCGTTATATCCAAGCCTTTGTTGCAGCACATTCGTGGCATAATTCCACTCATCAAGCAGCCCATTGTCAGCGTACAACTGATCCCTAAGTTGCGCTACTGTTTTTGAAGCGCGACCTGCAGCTATTTCTTTTGTCGTGCCGCCTACAGTCCCTCCCTCTGGGACGGCTTCTCTAAATATCTTCACTACAGTATCCAACTGTTTCGCATCAAGATCCCCAGATAGGCTTTCAAGACTTTGCCTCTGTCTGAGGAGATTTTGCCTAGCGTCTTCGGATAGATTGCTATTTTCTAGCTTTTTGTCTATTTTTTCTATCTTCTTTAAGTTTTTTGGCCTTTGGTATAATCTGTCTATCTCAGCTTTTAGCTGCGGGCTTCTTACAATGTCTTGATAGTACTGACCTTCAATAGCCTTTGCTACTTCTATTGGGTCAACGGACAAGCCCATGTCCCTTGTTTTCTGGTAAAATGGGGTATAGACCTCATCTTTAATTTTATTAGCCGCAGACCTACCAGCCTTTATTTCATTAAAAATAAACTCCCCAGCACTTGTCTTATCTTGACGAGGACGAGACATAAATTTGTAGATCTCGTCGTCGTACTGCAGTGCTATCGACCTAGCCAAATCCTTGTCATACAGCGCAAGAGTACCCTCAAGCATCTCCTTTTCATGGGCTAATGCTTTAAGGGTGTCGTCATACATCACCCCACTTTTCTGAGCGGTGGATAGTGCGCTGTTTTTAATGGCCTCTAGCCTTTTCGCACCATACAGAACATCTTTACCAATTTGGTAATTTGGAAGTTTTGATGCTAACTGAAGTCGCTTTAATGTTTTTTCATCGCTACCCTTTGCAATGTTTGCCAAGCTAATGTCATAACCCCTACCTTTCAAATAAGCCTCGTCTTTTTCTAGTAAGGCTTGTCTTTCGCTCAAGAATCCCTTTCTTGACTTTGCTACTCCCATTCCAATTGGGCTAATCAACTTCATCATCCCATATTCAATGGGTGCGCCTACAGCAGCTTGCGTTGCCCTTTCTGGAATCGCTTCAAGGAAACTCGGGCCAGTTCCAGTAAACGCAGTTGCGATCTGGTCTTGAAGAGCGGCTCCAAATGTATATCCAGCAGCACTACCAACAGTCGCACCACTTGGAGTTTTGGAGAGAGCTAGACCACCAGCACCACCAATTCCACTTGAAACCATTGGGAAAATTTCACCAGAAACATCAATAGCGTCTTTTAGTGACAGACCAAACTCATCGGTTGCCTTCCACTTGCCAGACTCATCCTTCACTAATTGCATTGGAGAACCAAGAACATTCAAAGTCTTAATGTTCTCTGGGCCGAACTTATCGGCTAGATACTTAGCCTTGTTATCATCCGTCTTAAATGCAAGACCAAACCTTGTATCGGAATCCAACCCAGACTCAAGGTCAACATCCGCATCAAGAAGCGTTGAGATTCCAGATTTAAGTTTTTGAGAAATAGCCTCTGGTGTTGTAGGAACGCTTCCTTCAACTGTTTCCAAGTCTTCGGTTAGAAACGAACCATCAGCAATCTTTGAAGTCAGCTTGTCGGTCAAAGACTTAGACAGGGAGTCTATTTCATCAAGCCCACTAAATAGTGGAATTGCCTGTTCTTTGAGTTTCTCAGCAGCGATTGGATCAGTTTGACTCAATTGAGTCACTTCTGCGTCAAGTTGCTGTATTTTAGAAAGAACATCAGATTTGGTTCTTTTAAGCTCAAGAAGCGATAGGTCTGTATTTGACATTTTTATTCTCCAAGTAGTCTTTTCCTAATATCTATGACCTCTGGGGCAAGCGGTTGTTTCTTTTGGAATCCTGGATACAATGACTCAACGGCATCATAAGATTCTTTGGTGATTTTCCCATCTTTTAGCAATTTGTCACGATCTTTCTTAGATCCGTGAATTGTATCAAGAATCATTTTTTTGTAGTTTGTAGCTCTTCGTTGAAGTTCTCTTGGATCACCAACTTGCGTCAATTTACCTTTTTCTTCAGCAAGGGCGTCAAACTCTGGCTTGGTTACCGCACCAAGTCCACTAGATCCTGTCGGGGAAGCCTCCTTAAGCCGTTGGAGCGTTTCAAATCTAAATGCAGCCTTAACTGTATCAAGCGCATTCTCTACTTCTGAAGGTTTCATGAATCCAGCAATTGGGGCAAATTTCCTATAAGTGCTTGCACCTGGGAGGCGGCTCATTTCACCAGCATAACCAATTAGTTTGTCAATTTCTGAAAGGCCGATATTTGCACGCTCAAGATCAAGTATTCTTTCTCTCTCCGCTGCTTTAGTTACTTCTTGAGCCTCAATGTCAGCCTTCCCTCCTGGAATATTAACAATGGATGGCCTCCCGCTTGCGTCAGTAGATAGAATTTGTCCCTCTCCAACTTTTGGAGCCGCACCAACTCCTGTTGCGGATTGTTTTAGAATTGGACGGCCTTGTTCATCATAAGTCATTTCAAATCCCATTTGCGGAGTCCCAGTTCTAACGCTAGTAACCCTAAAGTTGCCATCTGGGGTTGGAACTGCGGAAACTTGCCTACCACTTGCCTCAAGTTCTTGGACTTGCTGTGGTGTCATAATAGTGCCTTGTTGCTGTTGTCCACCACCAACTGGTCTTGTGGCAACAACTTGCCTTCTTGCTGGGAGTTGCGGCTGCTGTTGCGCTAAACTTGGTTCAGTTGGCATTCCACCACCGGCTTGAACCATCTGCATTCCAGCACCTTGCTCAATTTGTCTTGCTACTTCGGCTTGCTGCTCTGGAGTCCCAGCCATTTGTGGAGACGCTGCTTCTTCAATTCTCCTAAATACTTGAGTTTTACCTGGGTTTCTTGGGGCAACAGAGTTCATCCATGAATTAATTGTATAATTTTGAACGAATGTGCCTGGTGATCCGCCATTGAAACCCTTACTGCTATTTGAGGCAATAGCTCCACCTTCAAGCACAATTCCTGTATGCCCTGCTTTTTTGCCTCTTGGGGTAACAATAATATCACCTGGTCTGGCTTGGTTTACAGAAACGCTTTGGAATCTTGGGTCGTTAGCCAACTTGCTAACCATTTCAGATGTGGAGAGTGTACCACCTTTAACCAGCTCTTCACCAGTCGCTTGCTCGTATGTCTTGCAAATTGCATCAGCACAACCAAGATTACCGCCTTGCGTTCCTGGTGTTTTGGCTGTCGATAAACGACCAATGTTCATCTTAGCCGTTTGAGCAATGGAATCAGAAATACCACCAACTTGAGATGTTTCTGGAAGTTTTTCAACTCCACCCTCTCCGTATTTGAATTTTACTGGATCTACAATAAGCTCTCCAGTGCCGATTACGCGAGGGCGACCTTGTGGATCATAATTTACATCCATTTCTTCACTCTGATTGGTGGATGGGTCAAAAAATGACAAAGTCCCTTTGGTGCGTTTAGACGCTTCAGCTTGAGCCTTTTGCCCATATATGTTAGCTCTTTGTTGTGCTACTTCTAGGTTTGCAGCTTGCATTCCAAGCTGTTGTTGCTTGTAGATAGCATCGGCCATTGCCTGTTCTTGCTTGAGCGACATGTTGGAGCGATTCCTCATCTCACCGACACCCATGTTAATGAGGTTTGCAACCACCTCAGCTTCAGCGGCACGGTCAGAGAGTGGAATGTTT